CCACGACTTGTTATAAATTGTGCAACACCACTTACTGAACATCCAATTCTACGATTTCGTAACATAACTCTATTGGTATCTGACCAATGTGTTCTACCAAGTGTTACTGTTTTGGCATACAGATAAGCATATTTTAATGTCCTCTGATAATCCTCTAACGAATCGTGGTTGTTTGGAAATGTTTCCACTAAACAACACAACTCATATGATTCAAGTGATTGTTCTAAACAAGGATTACCACCCATTACTCTGTGGTCTTTGTTATCTCCACCATTTTTCATACGAGAATAATGTCTCATATTTTCCAACCAAGCAAGACCAGGTTCACCATTGTCTACAATTCTTTTTGAAGCTTCAGTATAATCCATACCGAGTTCTGCAAAGATTGAATTGTTTGAAGTCCAACCATATTGGTCACGGTGTGGATTTACTTTATAATTTTTCAAGTCTAAGTATTCTTCTGAATCAGGGTCACCAAAAACTATTTCAGCAGTTCTTCTAACATTACCAGCTACAACACACTTACCAATAAGATTCATTATATCTACGATTGTTGTAATTGATATTGGTTCTCCACTATTTTTCTCTAAGACACCACGAATACTTTCGTGTACCTCTTGTAATGGTTCGTGTCCACTTGAAACACCACCAAATCCTTTGATTGGTTCACCTGCTGGTCGTACTATTGAATAATCAAACTTTACAGCTGCAGTTCCGTGGAAGTAACTTTCTAATAATAATTTAAGTGAGTCTACCCAACCCTCTCTTGTATCAGGAATTTGAAATATTTCTTCTGTTCTATCACGATTGATACCTTTAACAATTATTTCACCAGCACCTTTACAATCAAATCCTACACCAACACCTAACATACTTGCATCCATTAAGAAACAAAATGGTTTTGAGTAATCTTCTTTGATTGTTGATGTTGATACAAATGCGCAATTATTTAGTGCTGCATACAATCCTTTTTCTTCTGTGATTACCGTTCCCATTGCCCACAAACCACGACCAGGAGGTAAGAACTTCATACTAAAGATTCTTTCATACATCTCTTGTGCAGACCTTTGAGCTTGCCAAGCGTTCCAACCTAATTGATGTGATTCAATGTGATTTTTTTGCATAGAGTATGTTCCCTCTACAACACGTTGAACTGTTTCCCACCAACGTTCATTCTTTCCATCTTCTTTGATACGAGAATAGGTTCTCATATAAACCAATTCACCTAAACCATTAAAACCAAATGGTGCTTTTTTTCTTTTAAATTTGTCTATAAACTTTTCTGATAACTTAAACTTTTCCATCAACATAAACTCCTATTGTAATCTATTTTCCTATAACAATGATAAATATAATATATACTAAACTTAATTTAATAATTACTCAAATCCATCAATATTTTTTTCCATATCGGTAAATTTGTTCTTTAACTCTTTTCTCAAGAACTCTTCGCTGTTATTCATTTTACTTTGGGTGTCTTTTCCAAACTGACTACTACCTTCAAATACTTGTATTTGACCAATATTTGTATTTATTGTAGCTGGATAAGTAACACCATCAATACCAAATCTATTCTTTATTACGTGGAATCTACCTGTATTAGCAATCTTATCTTCTACTTTCCTACTCATACTCATAACAAAGTCAGCAGTCATAACTTTACTATAATCTTCTGAAACTTTGTCAGCCCCAATTATATCCTCTTCAAGAGCTGAACGATTAGCTTGAGACGCTGTCCATATTGGTATTTCCAACTCACCAGCCAATCCTCTTAAATCTTCATAGATAGTTCCTATAGCGTGTCTCTTCTCTTTAAAGTTTCCTGTAGGCATTAGTATATCAGCATAATCAACTAATACCATATCTGGTTTTTCACCACTTATTTCAATCTGTTTTAAATGAGAACTGATTGTTTGTACACTAGCACCTTTGGTTGGAAAATACTTGATTAATAATTTACCTGGAAGTTTTGATAATTTAGCTTGTACATCATCTTTGTAGTATTTTATATTTGATGTTGTAACTCCTGTAAATATAGAATCATACCTTAAACCAACATAATTTTCATTTAACTCTAAGGTATAATGAACTATCGTTTTACCTTCTTTTAAAGCACCAGCACCTATAGCTTGTAATGTCCAAGATTTACCAATACCAGCTGGAGCAACAATCACCCCAAGTTCACCGTGACCTAAACCACCATCCATTATATCATTAACCACATCCCAAGGCGTTTTAACTGTTACTCTTGCAGATTCTGCAAGTCGTTCTTCTAATGATATGATATAATCGTGTCCTAAATCTCTTGTAGTACCAGCTTTCATAGCCTCATCTATAATAGATTTTATACCATCATAATCTTTGTTTTCTAATAAGTCAACTGAATTAAGTATTGCAGTTTTTAATGTTTGATTTTTACAGAAGTCAAGTGTTTCTGATTGTACAAATTCTAAATCTGTAGCTTCTACATTTTTCCAAACCTCTCGTAGTTTATCTACTACACCAGATTTTAATACTTCATCATCTATCTCATCAATCTTATATTTTATAACTTCAAGTGTAGGTTGTTTTTTATATTCATAATAATAAGCTACTATATTCTTTACTAACCATTTATTTGAATCTGAATCAAACATTGTTGGATTTAGTATATCACTAATAGTTTGAATAAATTTTACATCTCCCATCAACGACGCTATAATTTTTGATTGAAATGATGTTCCAAATTGTGTTAATGTTTCACTCATGTGTTTTTTCTGCGTAATGGTTTAACTGATTAAAATTGGTAAGTAACCAACTATTAAGATTTGGAAGTGCGGAATATAACTTATCTTCTAAAAACATTTTTTGAAATTTGTATTTTACTAACCTATTAATTGGTTCTCTAACTTTTTGTATTATTTTAGTTTTTGTAGAGCCTGAAATGTCTACGTCTGATAATTGCATTAATTTATAATTCAATTCTATAACATCCTTTGATTCTGGTAATTCTCTAATAACTTCGTCTATATTAACTATACGACTTTCGCTCAAAAACGGTAATTTTTTTTGTATCGTTTTTAATCCTAGACCTTTTACACCTTTTATGTTATCTGATTTATCACCGTCAATAACTCTATACCAAATAAGATTATGAGATGATATACCAAACTCATCTAATACAGCTTGTTCATCATACATTTTCTTTTTAGTAGGACTCCATATTTTTATCCTACTATCGGCTAACTGAAGAAAATCTTTATCTGTAGACATAACTGTAATTTGAGATTCAGTAAGAACTTGTCTACACAAATATCCAATAGTATCATCGGCTTCAATATTATCATATGACAATACAGTTACTGGTAATACATCTAAATATTCTACAATACGTTGTAATTGCATAATCATATTTTGTTTCTCATCATCTTGAGAAGCAAAATCATAAGAACGATTTACTCTATATTTTGTTTTTCGATTTTGTTTATATTCTGGATATAGTTTACGGCGACGGGTAGACCCACCTTTACCATCAAATACTATGATGACACGTGTGGGTCTAAACATATTTATAGTGTAACCAATACTTCTTAGAAAACCAACCATTCCACCAACGTGAATACCATCATCGTTAGTAGTCGGTATAACTGAAAATACTCTTATGAAAGTATTTAAGCCATCTATTATAAGTACTTTATCATTTGGATTCCCATCATCTAAAGAACCACCTTTTTTTTTGATTTCATCAAGAATAGAAAGATACTTTTTATTACTCACTAACATCCTCTTCTACAATCACATCATCGATACCATAATTCTTTTCATATTTAAGAATTACTTTATCACAAATTAAGTTGTAGCAGTGTTTTCTAAACTCCTCATCTTTGAGTTGTTCACTCCAATCTTTAGATTGAAATTTTAGTTCTTTACCATCTTGATTATTCATTGTATACCAAGCTCCACCTTGTTTTACAAGACTGTGTTCTTTCATAACTTTTAACCAACTACCATCATCATCAATACCTGATTCAAAGTAAAGTTCAAAATCGGCGTGTCTCATTGGAGGGCCAAGTCTATTCTTAATGACTTGAGCTCTCATCTTCATACCAATATTGTTATTCTTTTTATCTTTGATTTGACCAAGATTTTTTAATCTGATACGTGTTGAAGCGTGAAATGGTAATGCTTTACCACCACTTGTAGTCCACGGGTCACCAAACATAACTCCGAGTTTTTGTCTGAGTTGATTTGTAAACACAAGAGCAATCTTTTGTCTACCAATCATCTGAGTAATCTTTCTCATAGCTTTTGATAGAATGATTGCTTTA